GCAAGCCGTACAGTTTGTTCTATCGACTGCTGGGCCCGACCAAGTACAAATGGCCTTTAAGATTGAGGACTTTGGAACCTGGGTGGCAGAGAAAACAGGTATGAGTTCTGAATTAGTCCGTGATGACGCAGAGAAACAACGCATCATTCAAGCTGGAGCGGAAGCTAAACAGATGGAGATGCAAGGTTCTACTCAACAACCACCACAACTACAGGCCGTTCAATGAGCTGGGAAGACTTAGAGATAGATACGGGGAAAGCACAGAAAGCACAGAGCGCAATCAGGGAAAAACAAGCCGAACTAGCCAAGGCTTATAACCGTTGCTTTGCAACTGACGACGGTAACAGGGTACTAGAAGACCTGAGCAAACGCTTTCTACTAGAGAACGACACTTCTCTTGCTGCACAGAATATAAACTATGAAGCCGCCTACCATAACGGGGAGACCGGAGTCATGAGGTTTATTGTTCACCAAATCCAGCAAGCGGAGAGACTATGACAGAAGTAATGGAAGTAGAAGAAGTTAAAAAGAAAGGACGACCCAAGAAGGAAACCCCATCCGTCGAAGTAATTTGCGACGAACGGGAATACTTGCAAGAGAAAAGCTTTAAGTTTGAATGGCTAGAGCTGCTTGCGTCACAGTATGGGTTTGATAAGTTCGAGTATCTTCATAAATTCAGAGCATTCAGATGTTACCGAGAAAACAAGCATTTAGATTGGATCGACGTTAACGATCTATCTTTGCTTAACGGTGGCAGAAGGCTCGATGAAATCCGGTTGAAGCACCAAGCGGTCAGTCCTAAGCGGGCTGTAATTCAATATGCGTGGAGATAACTATGAGTGAACAATCAGTAGAAAACGATGTTGCAGTAGAAGCACAACCAGTTAGTTTAGTAGATGCTGCCCAGCCAGAATTATCTGAGGGTGAGTACTTCCTAACTGACGGGATCAAGGGAACCGGTGAGGCACCAGAATGGTACAAGTCTGACAGATACAAGTCAGTCGCAGATCAAGCCGCTGCTTATACTGAGCTAGAAAAGAAGTTTGGTGCATTCAAGGGCGCTCCTAAAGACGGCTACTCAATGCCTGAAGGTATCGACCAAGAAGACGAGTTAATGCAGGAGCTAATGGGCTTTGCTGCTGAGACTAATATGTCTCAAGACTACTTTAACAAGGCATGGGAATTGTTGTCTGCTCAATCAGAGGCCGTAGAAGAAGTATCTGCTGAAGTTGAGATTGCCAAGTTAGGCGACAACGCAACGGATCGTATTAAGACCGTAGAACAGTTTATGAAGAATAATCTGGACGCTGAGGTCTACGAGCAAGTTCGTTATGCTGTTAACTCTGCTGAATCTGTTATGTTAGTAGAAGCACTAATCAAGAGTACGGCACCGCAAAAACTTCCTATCGACGGGCATGTTGTTCCTGGCGGGGTCACTTGGCCTGACATCGAGAAAGAGATGTTCCGAAAGGACGATAACGGCAACCTTCTACGGTCAGTAGACTCTAACCATGAGAAGAAAATTCAAGAAATGATGTTTGCTTTTGGTGGTGACAAGCCGAATGTCCAAGTATTCGGTTAGTTGCTTTTATAAAGTAAAATGATATTATATGTCTGTCAGGGACTCCCATCGCGGATCTGACAGATTTGGGTTGAAGGCTGACCGATCTGTCGGGCACTCAGTCAAAACCTCATAACCAGCAAATGTTTCATGTGAAACACTTGTGTAGATTATTATAAATTTTGAGGATTAGACTAATGTCAAAACAATTATCTTCTGTTGCGGTAACAGAATTTGACAGCATGGTTAAACACGCTTACCAGGGCATGGGCTTGCTGAAAGGTTCTGTAACTGTACGCAACAACGTCGTAGGTGATACCTACAAATTCCGTCGTCAAGGCAAGGGCCTTGCAAACCAGAAATCAACTTCAGATCTCGTAACTCCTATGGACGTAAGCCATGAGTTCAAGACTGCTACGTTGGCTAACTGGAATGCGCCCGAGTATACCGACATCTTTGACCAAGCTGACGTTAACTTCGATGAGAAACAAGAATTGGCAATGACTATTGCCGGTGCTTTGGGCCGTCGTTGTGACCAGTTGGTTATCGATGCTATGGATGCCTCGACTCCATTAACAACTACTGTACCTGCTGGTGCTGCAAACTTAACTATGGCTAAGGTAATCCAAGCCCAAGTTGAATTGCGTGACCAAGGTGTACCCAACACTGACCTGTTCGCAGTCATCGAAGCTGAAGGCTTAGGTGGTTTGTTGAACGATGAGCTGGCAACGTCTACGGACTATCAGAACATCAAAGCTCTGGTTTCTGGTGAGATCAATACCCTTGTAGGGTTCCGATTCATCATCATCGAAACTCGGACTGAAGGTGGTTTAACTGAAGCCGGTAACATCGTTGACTCATGGTTCTATCAGCGTCCTGCTGTTGGCTTGGCCGTTGGTATTGACATGAAAACTGAAATTAACTGGATCGCTGAACGTACCTCTTGGTTAAGTAATGGTATGTTGAAAGCTGGCTCTGTCGTTCGCGACGAGGGTGGTTTAGTTAAAGTTCAATACGACAAAACTGCTTAAGGAGTAACTAGCAATGGCTTTCGATTACACGAAACTGTCCCGCATTGGCGGAAGTGGTGATTCACAAAAGGTATTCGCTTATGCGTCTTCCGATTCAATCGCCACGGTTACTGGTACGGATTACTTCCTTCCAGCAATCAATGAGCTGCAAGTTAATGACGTTATCATCGTAAGTGATAGCGATGCGGCTGCTGTTACAATCACATTTGTGAAGACTAACAGTGGTACAAGCATTGACTGTGCATCTGGAACCGCATTAGGCGATTCCTAAGTTATCGGGGGTCTTCGGGCCCCCATTTCTTTTAGGTAACAATATGGCAACTAAAATCGGCGTAGTTAATGGTGCGTTAGTCTTGATCGGGGATACTCCAATCAATTCATTAATCGGCGGTTCTAGGGCCCAACAAGTTGCTAATACGTTGTATGACAGCATTGTCCGGTCTGAGCTAACAAAGCACAGATGGGGATTTGCTAGAGTAAAAGCACAGCTATCGCTTACAACGGAAGTTCCAATCGATCAAGAATGGGACTCAATCTACCAGCTGCCTTCAGATTTATTATTCCTGATTAAGATATATCCAGGAATCAGATACCAGATTTATGGCAATAAAGTGTACGCCAACAATACAGGCCCACTTTACTGCGACTATATTTATAACGCTCCAGAATCAACATGGCCACCGTACTTTACTCAGATGATTGAGTATGCACTGGCTAAAGATTTTGCAACGAGCATCCGAGACAGTTCAGCATCACGGCAAGAAATGTCTGCTGAGTATGTAAATGCTTCTAGGATGGCCCGATATACAGACTCCCAGCAATACCCAATGACACCTATCACGAGCAACCCTTTTGTTAACGTGAGGTTCTAGTGGCCAAGTCTCGCTTTATCCAAAATAACTTTGTTAGTGGAGAGTTATCCCCATTAATGCGAGGCCGTACTGATATTAATCAGTATTACCAAGGGTTGCAGACAGCTAACAATGTCGTTCTAGTCCCACAGGGCGGTGTCAAGCGTCGTCCTGGCACTGAGTTTATTGGCGTTTCTCCAGAAAAAATAATAGTCAGTGGTCTTGGCAACATGACCATGCCTAATGGCGGCACTCCGTCAATAATACAAGATAAAAATGACGCTACTACTACGTCAACAACGACTCCTATTGGTGTAATAGATCCGTATGTAGTCGCTCAGTTAGACTTTGTATCAGCACAAACTTTATTGTTTATCGATATACGGCGCATTAGTTTATCTTCTGGGACTTCTGCTGAGTTTAAAGTTCAAAAATCCCAAAACGGGACTACTTGGACGGATGCTGCTAACGTTCCTTTGATTGGGCCAAACCCGCAAGACTTCAGGTTTTATCTCCCAGAATTAGGATTGTCTACACGGTACTGGCGATTAGTTCGTATTGGGGCTACAGATTTAGGTTCGGCTACTGTTACGTTGGCAGGGTTTGCTCCGGTTATGAGAGCTGGCGGTATTGTTGATCCATCAGAGGCTAAGTTAATAGACTTCAGCGTTGAGACAGACAAAAACTATCTTTTAGTTTTGACCGATGGAAACATCAACATCTACAAGAATCCTGGCAATTACGTTGCATCAGTTAAGATGCCGTTCACGTCTAGTCAAGTATCTACGGTCAGAGCAACGCAAACAGAAAGCGTGATGTTGCTGTTTCAGGAAGACGTGCCGCCACAGCGATTAATTAATTTAGGGACAGATACAGATTGGTTCTTGGATGAAGTGCCATTTATTAATGTTCCGACGTATGACTTTGATGATGCGCTTAGTCCTACTCCAGTTAACGAAATACAAGTGCTAACATTAACGCATGGTAGCGGTCATAACTGGGAAGTTGGCGATCAATTTCAGATAGATGTTGAAAGTGTATTGTCAAAAAATATTACTTTTGCAGGAGATTCTACTGCTGCTGAACAAAGTTCTACTGTATTTAATATCCAAAAAAACCTACAAGAAATGCCTACGTTTGGAGAAACGGGTGTTGCGGTAGCTAGAACAGGAACAAGACAGTACACAATTACGATTAGCGGTGAATCTACCAAAGCCTTTGAGTTATTTTCAGGCTTTCCAACGGCGGGCAATGTAGATAACACGCTTGTATTTACTCAGACCCAAGTGGGATCGCCTAGAAAAGAACCTGTATGGTCTGCTACTAGGGGCTACCCAAAGACTGCATGTTTCTTTGAAGGCCGATTAGTTCTTGGTGGCACTAAATCCAAGACTGCATCAGTATTCTTTTCCAAGTCTGGGTCGTTCTTTGACTTTGATATTGACGATGGTGATGACGACGAAGGTATCTTTGCTACTATCTCATCTCGTAAGCTAAACGAAATTATTGATGTCTATCCTGGCAGAAACCTACAGATATTCACGTCTGGGGCTGAGTTCTCCGTTACCAGTAAGCCGGTCACGCCTACAAGTGTAGGGATAGCGCCGCAAACGAATCATGGTGCTGCGTATGTAGAAGTAGTAGATGTAGATGGATCTACTATATTCGTAGATAGAAACGGCAAGACCATTTACGATTTTGTCTACTCGTTCAACGAAGATGCTTATGTGTCTCATGACAGGTCGGTACTATCGTCTCATCTGATTAAACAGCCTACAGACATGGCTATGTTGTCTGGTACGACTAGCGAAGATGCTAACTGGCTATTCATAACGAATACTGATGGTACGGTTACAATTCTTAACACGTTGCGAGCGCAAGACATTAACGGGTTTACACGATGGGAAGCTGCATCTACAACGTATCCTGGCGCTACCCCTGAAGCTGGAGTTATAACTAACGCCACGGTAGTAGACGATCAGTTGTACATGATTGTTAAACGAAAGGTAGATGCGCACAACACGACTGAATACCACATTGAACGATGGTCATTCGATCATTTAATGGACGATTCAACCATATTCAATCCTGGGCCAACGGACACCATTATTGCTGGATTATTCCACTTGAATGGATTGACCGTTCAGATCGTAGCAGACGGCATTGTTCTTCCAGAAAGAACCGTTAATGCTGGTCAAATTACACTAACAGCGGCAGAAGTAGGCTATACCAACGTAGAGGTAGGTCTAAACTTCCCTGTACAAATCACTGGTATGCCGTTAAATACGAATATCGGCAGTGGTGAGAACCAGATGCGTATCAAGCGTATCGTTCGCATGAACATCAGGGTCTACCAGTCCTACGGGTACTATGTAGACGGTCAACCGGTGCCTATTAGAGAGTTTGATTACTCGATAGACTCACCGTTAAACACGTCACCTAACGCTAAAACTGGCATAATAGAGGACGTACTAAACAATATAGGTTGGACTAGAGACGAAATGCCATCGATAACGGCACCAGACCCTACTCCTGTATTTATACAGATGATTGAATACGAGGTTGAATCATCGTGAACGTAGCGTTACAGAGCAATATTTACAAGGCACAGAACGTTATGCTGTCTATGCCACAGGCTGAGACCGAGACTAGGCACCATTTTGCCGATGGGATCTATGCTCGTGAGTTATTCATCCCTGCTGGAGTATGTCTGGTAGGCGCATTGCACAAGACTAACCACTTATTTACGGTGTCTCAGGGCGAATGTGTAGCGGTAACGCACGAAGGACGAGAAGAAATCAAGGCTCCATACATGGGACAGACTCAACCAGGTATGAAGCGAGTAATATACGCAATTACTGATACGGTGTGGACAACCTTCCACGTTACCGAGGAAACAGATGTGGATAAGATAGCAGAGCAAATTATCGAATTGGAGGCAATCTAATGGCTTGGGTAATTACCGCAGCAGTAATTGGCGGCACCGTTGGTGGAGTAGCAGTTGGTGGCGGTGCGGCAGTAGCAATTGGTGCTACATTAGGTTTAACAACCGGCCTTTCTGCCAGAGGTCAATATATTTCTGGCAAAACGCAAGAAATTGAGCTTAAACGACAAGCCGAAGAAGAAAGAATGGCTGCTCAAAGCCGTGAATTGCAACGTCGAGAAGAATTAAATAGAGCACTGGCTGCTAATGTAGTAGGTCAATCTATGTCTGGGATTTCTGGAGAAGGTACTCCAGCTAGCATTTCATTAGCTAGCGCCAAGAAAGCAAGTCTTAGCGAAGCCACTATTGGTTTATCTGAGAAGTTAAAACAGGCTCAATTGCGTAGGCAAGCTTCATCCGCACGTCAAGCTGGATACTTACAGGCTGGATCTACATTGTTAGGCGGTGTTATGCAGGGAATATCATTGGCTAGCGGCGGAAAATCTGGTGGGGAAACATAATGGCCCAGAAGCCTATTGGATATTACGGAGAGTTCAGGCCAACGGGAGTAGATCAGTCTGCTGCTCGTAGGTTTGAGGCGCTTGCTGGTCTAGCAAATCAAGCTAATGATATTGCCTTTAACATTGCCGCTAAGAAACGTGCCGAACAAGGCGAAAAAGCTGGCATGGCTGCTGGAATTAAAGCCGCTGAAGATGGTACGCCAATAGAAAAAGAAAAAGGTTTTTTATCTAGCATATCTATATATGACCAAGCAAAAAACAAAGCGGTAGAGGCTTCTTATGTTTCATCTATTGCAACTGATGCTAGAGAGAACATTGCTAGGCTTGCAGAAGAAAGCAATGGTGATCCTGAAGTATTCAATACTAGATCAACGGAATATTTAAAAGGTCTAAGAGGCGGAATCTCTGAAGATTTCCAAGACATAGTTCAATTAGCTATTGATCCAGTTGTTGCGGCTGGTAGAGCGCAAATTCAATCTGAATACTCAGCAAGGCAAGATCAAGAAGTTAATGACGCTCTTATCTTAGAAGGTCAATCTGCTCTTGATTTTTCTATTAGGCAAGCAGATCTTGGAGATCAAGAGTCTGCAACAGGTAGCTTATTTTTGGCCCATGAGTCCATACAAGCTAGGGTTGCATCTGGCGACTTAACGCAAGCGGCTGCTGATACTTTAAAAACAAATGCCACGGTAGCTGTCGAGTCATCTATGGCTATGGGGGCATTAAAAAATACATATCAAGAACGCGGCGGTATTGCTGCTGTTGAATTAATTGAAAAAATCGCAGATCCTAATTTCGTTGCAAAAGGATTCACTGTAGAACAGCAAGGCACTCTTGTAGATACAATGAAGCAAGAGTTAAACCAAAGAATCCAACTAGACAAAATTCAAGAATCTCAAGAAGAAGAAAGTTTAAAAGTAAGGCAAGAGTCTAATGCTACTGGCTTGTTGTTAGGTTTAATCGGTGGAGAAATTACTTCATCTCAAATATCCGTGGCAGCAGCACAAAGAGATATAGATTACGATCAACTTAAGACGCTAACCAGTATTGCCAACACAAGAGGTCAAGGTGTTGATGACTATGGAATTATTAGAGAAGTTCAAAAATTAATGGTTAATGACCCAGCAGCAGCACAGCGGCTTATAGAATTAAATGTTAATAAAAATATCACTGGAAGTACGGCTCAGGGATTGCTGCAATCTGCCCTAGATGCACAACGTGAAGAAAGTGTTCTGAATACAAATAAAGCAAAAAGAGCTAGGACGTATGTGCAGCGTAGCATTTCTACGACAGGTGTATTTGGTTCAATAGATCCAGAAAATCAGTTTAAGTTAGCAAACTTGCAATTAACTTTAGACCAAAGAATACTTGCAGGAGAAGATCCATTAGAGGTTGCTTTAGAGATAATTGATTTTAGCGGGATTACCTCAAAGTCACTTTCTGAGCTTGAGGCCGATATTGTTGCCATAGAAGCTAGGATGACGGAAGAATTAGCAAAAAATTTGGACTATGATTATTCTAGTGATGACGCTGAGATAGCCAAAATAAATCAGCAAATTAATGAAAAAAGAAATTATGAAGATTTCAATAAAAATGTAATGAAGACGCTAAAGGGATCAGAGTAAATGGCTTCCAATTATGTGCAAGATTTAAATAGCTTCTTCGAAAGTGCGCGGCCAATGGCTGAAAAAATGGGCAAACTCAAAAAAGTTGCTGACAAGCTATCTATTCAAGATGAAATAAGCAATGCCTACACTGTTGGTTTAGGGCAATATACCCAAGCTGAAAAGAAAGAGGCCTTGTTATCTTTAGGGACAGTTGATGAAATATTACAAAAAGGCAAGGATCTTGGTTTAAATCCAAATTTTGTTCAGAACTTGATAGGAGAAACAACTACAAAATCCATCAACACAGCAGATATAAATATCGAAGAAGATAAAGTTGATCTTGCTCCCGTATTTGTCAACGATGATGTAACTGGAAAAGTTCTTGAGGCTCGTCAAAATGGAGATTTGTCTAGGGGAGAGCGGATTAGAAGACAAGTTTTATCTGAGCAAAGAGCAAAAATAGCTGACATGCCCTATGGCGTTGAGACTCCAGAGTTTGATCCTACTCAGTTGGCTGATCCAAAGCCATTCTTAAAGGATGTTGGCGGAGGCATGATTGAATCTGTAACGCAAGCAGGAGCAGGTGCGTTAGATGCAGTTTCGGAAATTGTTAACCTAATTGATATTGACCCAATGGTAGCTGGCGCATTTGCAATGGCTGCTGGTGGCGGTGAACTAGGAGCTAAGACTGCTGCAAAAGCCGCTAAAACTGTTAGCGAAATAGAAACTCCTACAATTGAGGCTAAACCTAGAACTGTCACGGGTAGTCTTATTAGAGGTGTATCGCAATTCTTAACTGGGTTTGGCCCAGCACTAAAGGTAGTCAAAGGCACTGGCAAAGCTGCGCCATATATAGCTGGGGTTATTGCTGATTCTGCTGTATTCAATCCAATGGAAGCTCGATTATCTAACTTGGTGCAAGAAGTTCCAGAATTGTCTAATCCTGTAACTGAATATTTGGCTGCAAGTCCAGGCGATACAGAGGCAGAAGGCCGGTTTAAGAATGGATTAGAAGGCTTGCTTCTTGGCGGCATTGCAGATGCATTTTTTTCAACAGTAAAATTTATTAAATCTGGAAAAGAAGTTAGGCGGGTAGCAGAAGAAACAGGCCAACCAGTTGAAAAAATAATAGACGAAGCCGCTGGTACAGACGTTGGCATAGCAAGGCAAGCAGATCAGGCTCCTGAAGACGAGTTTATTCCGTTTGAGAAACTTGCTGAAGAATCTAGCGTCACTATAGAAGTACCTGAATTTAAAACTGGAACTAAGAAGGCCAAGCCAGAACAAGCTCAAAACATTAATCTTTCAAAGTTAAACACAACAGAAGATGTGCAAAATTTGCTAGATAGGGTTGCCCAAGCTGATTCTAAAGGTATTAACAAGGCTCGCAGAGAAGTAATCACTAACGAAGAATTACCGAAATTAGCTGATGATCTTGGCATGACAGTTGATGACTTGATGAACCGTCGTCAAGGCGAAGCATTTAATGCAGAACAAATTTTAGCTGCTAGAAAGATTCTCGTGGCATCAAGTGAAAACCTTGTTGGGTTAGCAAAGAAAGCTGCTGATGGCGGTGATACTAACTTGGCGTTGTTTAGACGAGCCATGACTCAGCATCGAGCAATCCAGCAGCAAGTTTCAGGTATGACCGCTGAGGCTGGCAGAGCATTGCAATCATTTAACATTATTGCTGAAAGCTCTAGGATGCAACAACGAGCTATTAAAGACGCTCTTGATGCATCTGGTGGCACAGATGTAAATCAAAAAATGGCCCAGATGTTTGCATCGTTTGACAATGCTAAACAAGTAGGCGAGTTTGTACGAAAGGGTAATGACGTTACTAACGTAGATATGCTTTATGAGGTGTGGATCAACGGTTTGCTTTCTAGTCCTGCCACTCACATGGTGAACATTCTTTCTAACACGATGGTTGCCGCTTTAACGGTCGGTGAACGCAGAATGGCTAGGGCGCTTGGTGGCAACGTACCCCCTGGAGAGACTACGGCAATGCTTAAAGGCATGGTAGATGGCGCTAGAGATGGGTTCAGGCTTGGATGGAAAGCCTTAAAAAGTGGCGAGCCAGCCGATGTTCTTGAGAAAGTTGAAGTTGATAAAAGACGAGCAATATCTGGAGATAATCTTAATCTATCAGGGCAAGCAGGAAGGTTTGCAGACTTTATTGGAGAGGTAGCAAGAATACCAGGCCGACTCCTTACGGCTGAAGATGCGTTCTTTAAGTCCGTTGGTTATCGGATGGAGTTAAATGCACAAGCATATAGGCAAGCATTTAATGAAGGTTTGAAAGATGAAGCTGCTGCAAAACGTGTCTTGGCAATTGTTAATAATCCGCCAGATAACATAAAACTTGCAGCAATTGACGCTTCTCGGTATCAAACATTTACCAATTCTTTAGATGATACAAGATTCAAATTTGTTGGTGGAATCGGAAAACTTGCAGAGAAAGCAAGAAGCCCAGATGTCACTGGGAGTGCAGCGCCTTACCTTAGAGTTTTGCTTCCATTTGTCAGAACGCCAACAAATATTGCCAGTTTTACGTTAGAAAGAACTCCAGTTGCGTTTTTATCTAAAAATATCAGAGCTGAAATAGCTGCTGGTGGAGCACGTCGAGATGTTGCTCTGGCTAAAATTGCAACTGGTTCTATGATGATGGCTGTATCTGCTGACTTAGCCCTTAGCGGCACTATCACTGGCGCTGGGCCAGTTGATAGGGATATGAAGAATATTAAGCGAGCAGCCGGTTGGCAACCGTATTCTATTAAAATTGGCGATAAATATTATGCATATAACAGATTAGATCCAATCGGCGGATTAATTGGATTGTCTGCTGATATGACGGAAATTTTAGGCCAAACCAGTGAGGCAGATACTCTGGCATTAACCTCTGCCGCAATTTTATCGGCCACTCAAAACATGGCTAGCAAAACCTATCTCAGTAATTTTATGGGAACTATGGATGCTATATTTACTGCCAGCACTGACCCTATGGCAAGCAATAAGCAGATTCAGTATTTACTAGGCAGGATGGGCGCATCTATAATTCCTGCGGGTGTTGCTGCTATAGAGAGGACAGTAAGCCCAGAGCTAAGTGCTGCTTACAGTTTTCTTGACCAAGTGAAATCTAGGATACCTGGCTTTTCTACTGATTTGCCACCAAGAAGAAACATCTTTGGAGAGCCGGTCGTGCTTGGTGGTGGTCTTGGGCCAGACATTATGTCCCCTATCTACACTAGCGAAATAAAGAATAACCCTGTTGCAGACGAGATAATCGCTCAAGAAGTGTCCATTTCTATGCCGAAAAAAGTCATAAATGGGGTAGAATTAGATGCCCAGCAGTACGACAGATATATCGTGTTATATTCTGGAAAAGATAATCCTGGGGTAAGAAACGTACCCTTGAAGACTAAGTTAAAAGAAATGTTTTCAACGTCTGCGTACAAACGAGCAACTGATGGCCCCGAAGGTGGCAAGCAGCTAGTGATAAACAGCATTTTCCAAGGCTACCAGCAAGCGGCAAAGAAACAATTAGTAAAAGAATACCCTGAAATAGAAGCTGATATTAAAGCAGTTAAAGCAGAGAAGATATTTAAACGAACAGGATTCATAGGACGCTAATATGACAGTATTAGACAACACTCCAAGAGACCAATACACCGCTACCGGTGGCCAAGTTGCGTTTTCATACACGTTTGAGATCGCTGCTGAAGGTGATATTGCGGTCTTACAGAACGGCGTACTGCTCAGTTTAGGCGCTGGTGCTGGCGAATATGCGGTTACTGGCGTAGGCTCAGACACAGGCGGCGTGGTCACACTGGTCACTGGCGCTACTGCTGGGGACATTATAACCCTATACCGTGACATGGCATTAGAGCGTCTCACGTCCTACACCAATGGCGGTGACTTCCTAGCGGCAGACGTAAACAACGACTATGATCGTCTATGGTTGGCACTCCAGCAGAATACTGGCACGTCAAACCGAGCCTTAGTAGCGCCTAATACTGATCCCACTAACATTAATATGACGATCCCTGACAAGGCTACTCGTCTGGGCAAGTATCTCAGGTTCAACGATACTACTGGTAACCCTGAAGCTGGCGATGTGGCGGGTTTGTATACCGCTGCTGGCATGAACAACTATAACTTTACTGGCGATGGGGCTACTACAGCTTTCACTCTGGGTATAGCTCCAGGCGCAGAGAACAATACGCAAACCTACATTGATGGCGTGTACCAGCAGAAAGATACCTACACAGTCTCTGGCACTACTCTGACATTCTCTACTGCACCACCGAATCTCAGCACGATTGAGGTTATGGTCGTTCAGCCATTAGCTGCTGGCGAGAATCAAGCGTCTGAAATATCATTTAAACAAGCTGGCTCAAGTGTTGAGCGCAATGTCCAAGTCAAGCTAGAAGAGTCAGTATCGGTTAAAGACTTTGGTGCTGTCGGTGATGGCGTTACGGATGACACTGCGGCTATACAGGCGGCTATTGATGCTGTACAAGCTGCTGGCGGCGGCACTGTTTATGTTCCCAAAGGGCAGTACAAGACCACAGATGTTATTCGCATTACTGGCAAGGTAAATCTAATTGGAGCTAATCGGACTGATGTTTCGGCAATTGTGGCTCATCATACAGGGGCCGCTATTTTATCTTTAAAAGGATCAACTGGTTCTTGTATAAAGTTTTTATGGTTTGGAACGGATACAACGACATATCCAAAAACAGGTATTACTTTAGGGCGTAGTAGCGTTTTCTCTGCTGGGCATCACCTTATTGAGCATATCCGAATTCAGGGTTATTTTTCAGTTGCGGCAGTTTACAGTATAGCTTCTGAGGTAAACACTTGGGTCGATCTATATGCTTGGGTTTTAGGTGGTGGTGCGCTATACGGGTTCTACACAAGCGCGGTTGATGACTTTGCTGTGGATGGGCTTGTTACTTCTACAAACTTGGTTTGCAACTTGTTTCAGCCTTATATAATTAGCAATGCAAATGGCGGCGGGGCTGCCGTTGTTTATATAAATTCAAGTGAGTCTATGGGTTCTTGGAACTTTTTTGGTGGGTACTTTATTCCAAAACAAGGCGCATACATTGCAATACACAACACTACTGACGCGCAAGCACTAGGCCCATATAACTTTATTGGCTGTAGCGGTGAAAGACTTAGTGGCGGCGATCCAAGTTACGGGTTTAAAGTTACTTCTGATGTTCCTTGTAATTACAAGGGCGTAAATATCCAAGGGTCGCGTTTTGACCTTTTGGGTAGCACATCTAGGTATGTATTTTGGACAGACCCGAATTGCACGTTTACTGCACCTAATATTTTAATGCAACCTCCAGAGGCATTCCCTTACGCTCCATCAATTTACTACGAGGCCAAGATAAAGGGCGGTCAATTCCGTGTTGGTCGAGAATATGAATGGGTTGCTCCTACTTTAGCAGGATCTTGGGCCAATCAATTCGGTGCGCCTTATGCCCAAGCTGGTTATCAAAAGGACGATACCGGAATAGTATCGTTGCGCGGAACATTGACCAGTGGAACTGGAACTATCTTCACTCTGCCAGCTAACTTCAGGCCAGAGGCAGATCAGTTCTTTGGTATTTATGGAAACGGCTCTATGGCAAGATTAAAAATTACATCTGCGGGTGTTGTCTCTTTGTCAGCTGGGGCAGCTCCTATTGACATTTCTGGAATAAACTTTATAGCGGGTGCATAAAATGAGTATTAAACAACAAGGCGGCGTCTTTGGTCGCAACCCTACATTTAACGATGTAACTATTGAAGGTGAATTAACTTTCGATGGTGATATTGATATTAACTCTGACTTAAAGATTGATGGAGACTTGGAGGTCACTAATCAAGCAGGTATTGGTGTTGCTCCGGGCACAGATAGATTGCATGTGGCAAATGGTACGTTCAGGTTGTCTGGTAATAGCATCGAAACAGTCATTGGTTATTCTTCTTATGCAGTTTTTGGTACAACGACAAACCATGATTTACAAGTTAGAACCAATAATGTTGAGACCGGACGTTTCAAGCCAGGAATAGGGCTTGCTTTCCCATCAGGCTACGGCATCGACTTCTCTGCTACCGCTGGCACTGGCACCTCTGAGTTATTCGATGATTACGAGGAGGGTTATGTTACTGGCATAACAATGACGCCTTCAACGTCTGGAACCATTACAATGCTAGCGGCTTACACTACCTTGTCTTATACCAAGGTTGGCAGGATTGTTACAATCACGGGCAATTTAGTTACTAGCAGTTCAAGTAGTCCTGTTGGAACCTCGGTCGCAATCGGCACGTTGCCATTCACAGTTGCGGCTGGAGACCAAACAGCTTTTGCGGCTGGTAATGCTGTTACTTATTATGAAGGTGGTGGTGTATATAGTAGCACTCCCATAAGAGTCACTGAAAATGCAACCGCTATTACTTGGCTTATAGATGCTTCAACGGTAAGCGGCGTGAAAGAGTTATACATAAATCTATCGTATGTTGCGGCTTAACTTGCCATAGCGCAAAGGAGATAAAAGATGGCATTAACTAAAGCAACCAATCGCATGATATCCGGTGCCGCGATTAATGTTCTGGATTTTGGGGCAGTAGGAGACGGTGCAACAGACGATACGGCAGCGATTCAACTAGCACTAAACGCTGGGTCATGGGTTGAGTTTCCTGAAACGTCAGGAGCCTTTATGGTTTCTGGTGACTTACAGCTTGCGTCTAATCATTATCTTTTTGGTGGTGGCACAATAACCAGAACAGACAGTACAAAGGATATTTTTCAAGCTATTGGCACTCAAGGCACCCATGTAAAAAACATCCGAGTAGAAGGGCTAAGGTTCCGAGATGAAACAATACAGTCTGGCGGCACAACCGGACATCCTTCAATGCTGCGTATAGGTTATGGCGATGACATAACTGTACACAATAATAACTTCTATAACATGAATGCTCTCAGGGTTAGCGTGTCTGCACTGCATGGTACTGCTGATGAAGAAGCGGCCTATGCCTCTATTACAGATGCAAACATGAACCAGAGGATTTCTGTTACGGATAACGTAGGCTATTGCCCAAACCCAACACCAAGTGGATCGGGTAGTTATTTTACAGCGTTAAATTATTCTCGAGATTTTATAATCTCAAACAACATTATCGAAAATTATTTAGATGCCATTTACATAAACGGTGGCTATCTGGCTGCTGTAGCGATGACTGATGCACAGTGCAAATCTTTTAACGGCATCGTTTCAGATAATACTTGCAGCCCTGTGAGGGTTGGCCTTTGGACTTGGACTGCTAGAGATATACTGTTCGATAACAATACAATCGAAGGTGGAACCAACGAAAGTTACGATGCAGAATCATCTATCAACATCACGTTTCAAAACAGCACAATCAAAACATCTTCAGGCGTTGTATTTTCAACTTTCTTCAATGTTTTAAACTTGCAGATTCTTAACAATACTGTAGAGGTAGATCAACCTCCTGCTGGATCAGCGCCACTGTTTAACGCTAGTCTTGGAAATAATAATAACGGCGAAGTAGTGATGCGCGGGAATGTGTGCAAGGGTACTAACGGAATTGCAACTTTAAACCCTGCTTTTAACAGCCATCTTGTTATTGAAGGCAATACATTTGAAAATGTTTGTATTGTTGGTTTTGCAGAAATGGGCATGATCGACATTAACAACAATGACTTTATTTATGATGTTGAGCCAACTATTGAGCCTATTGATTTAGGATCAGGGATATTAACACCAACTTCAACAACTGGTTACAGAAGGCCAACGATCAACATTAAGTACAATAGTTTTGTCAACAACACGGATGCAAACATTAACCAAACTTGTATAGAAGTCGGCCATAGTACGGTTGCTTGTTATTACAATTTTGTTGGCAACGATATTCAGGATTTTGCGTTAGGAATAAACTTACCAGTAGGTTATTTGGATTCTGATGTATTGCATACGATTATAACGAAGGATAATAAATTCGATGTAACTGGAAACTTCATGTTGATACAAGATTCAAGTGCGACAACGGTAAGTCATGTATTTACTGAGAATACTAATGGATCTGGACTAGGTATAATCACCAGCACCACGCCGCCAAGTAACTCATATTACAGTGTTGGATCTAGGAACTACTTTCCTGTGCCAACATCAGGCGGTCATATCGGTTCGGTGTGCATAACTGCGGGAAGGCCCGGAAGCTGGTATAACTTCGGCGTAGTTTCTTAATACCCTATAACGGGTGGACAGGCCCATTTGGGCGATAAACAAGGAGGCCACATGGCACTTACAGAAGAAACAAAGAACGACAAGATCGAGGTAATACAAACGGCTGCTGGCTATCCAGTAATCCAAGTTCGTACTGCAACGATCATCAAGCGTGATGACGTAGAAATCTCACGATCATTCCACCGTCATGTACTGACACCAGATGCAGACCTGGCTGGCGAAGACGCTGACGTTGTAGCAATTGCTGGCACAGTATTCACGGATGATGCCAAGGCTGCACATGCTGCTGCACAGGAGGCTGAATAATGACTACATATATTGAAAAACAGCTCTTTGCCGAAGACACCTTTAGCCAGTCAACTAGGTTCGAGGGAGACTTTAACTTCTCTATCCGAGGCTTCTTCAACGCTGGTACTATCGTCACCGTACAGCGCAGTGTGGATAACTCTAATTGGCTAGACGTTGATACCTTTACGTCTACCGGCGAGAGTGTAGGCTATGAACCTGAGCTAATTTACTATCGTGCTGGGATCAAGGCTGGAGAGTTCGGTGCTGGAACCAACATCTTTATACGATTTGGTGGCAAGTGGATTACTGGCGTTCCTGTAGCTTGACCCATGCAAGAAGAAGCTAAAACAGTTATGGATTCATTAGCAGTAGGCGGCACTGTGGCTACACTGGCTGGCTGGCTTCCTAGTGTCGCTAGTTTGTTCACGATCATCTGGTTAGCGTTGCGTATCTGGGAGTCTGATACTATTCAGAAGCTCGTTAAACGAGATGGCTAATGGAAGTTGTAGATTTAATTGCAAGCCTATGGGCGCCCTTGGCTGGTGTCACCCTGCTCATCTACACCATCTCCAGGATCATCGGTGATGTTGAGGTGTTGAAAGAGAAGGTCAAGGTTCTGTTCGACTTATACAATAACTGGAAGGATAAACAATAATGGGTATATTCCAATATGTAGAGATGGTATCTGTAATCATTGCTTGTGCATCTTCATTAGCGGCAATGACCCCTACTCCTAAAGACGATGAGATGGTTAGTCACTTGGGCAAAGCATGGTCTAAGCTGTACAAGGTCGTGGACATTCTAGCTCTTAATGTATTCCGAGCTAAGGATAAGTAGTGAGTGAGTCGTTACTAAGTCGTATCGGCGTCTCTGGCTACAACAAGCCTAAGCGTACACCCAAGCACCCTACTAAGTCTCACGTTGTGGTAGCTAAGTCTGGCGAGACGATTAAAACTATTCGGTTTGGACAGCAAGGCGTTAGCGGGTCTCCACCAAGTGAAGGCGAGTCAGATGCTAGCAGAAATAGACGGGCATCATTCAAGGCTCGTCATCGTAGAAACATAGCCAAGGGCAAAATGTCTGCGGCTTACTGGGCAAACAAGGTGAAATGGTAATGAGAAAACCAAAGAAAGGATTGTACGCAAACATCCAAGCTAAACGTGCTCGTATCGCTGGTGGATCTGGCGAGAAGATGCGTAAGCCTGGAACAAAGGGCGCTCCTACTGCTAGAGCATTTAAGAGTGCAGCGAAGACCGCATACAAGAAATGACGTTCAAGTACTTTACCCGTCAAGAATTTGACTGTCAGGAGACTGGCGAAAATGAAATGGAAGATGAGTTCATCCATGCTTTGGATGCGTTGCGCCATGAGTGCGGCATACCGTTTCGGATTACTAGCGGGTTCCGTAGTGAGAAACATAGCCTTGAAGCTAAGAAATCTAGTGGGCCAGGACAGCACGCGAGAGGCATTGCTGCTGATATTGCTGTTACTAACGGGTCTGAGCGTTTCATTATCGTTAGCAACGCTATTAAGCTAGGTTTCAGCGGCATAGGCATCCATAAGAGCTTCATACACGTCGATACTCGTACCACTGTACCCGTACTATGGGTGTATTAGGCGCAATTTGAACCGATCTGAGCGGTTTTCTATATCAATTTGAATCCGCGCTCACCTTAAATTGCAGCAATCCTGTATGTGCTCTAATCCCTCATAATAATTAACCCTACAAAGTACAGATTCTTTTAAACGCAAAGACTTTTCTACGTCTTCTCGTAAAAAATCACTTAGCTCGTCAAGCTCTGACTGATCCCAATCAGGTATTTTTGTATACTTCCTGCCTCGTTTGGCTATCTTGTTTTTGATTCTTTCGATTCTATCAAAAATAGTTTCGTCTAACTCTGCTGCTGCAATGCTATTGCAATCGCTGCAAGCCCCAAAGATTACATAGAAATCATGCCCAAGCGCCATGTAGTCAGCCACTCGTGATACTGGCGGGTAGTGCTCTCTTGTGTTGGCTGGCTCACCACAATACAAGCACCGTCTGAAACCATCCTTTGATAACAATGGTGGTATTGTCGTATAGACTGCTGAATGTTCATTTCTTCTGAGCATAAAATAAGGGGCATTTCAGCCCCTATCCGTTTGCATATTAGAAAGGTATGTCTTCTTCAACGTCTACTGGTGCAGATGCTACTGTCAACACGAGCAACTTATCAATCTGTTTAGGCTCATCTTTCTTGTATTCATCGATCTTAACGGTTAGACGGTCAGGGTACTTCTCATCTGGGGAGTACGGTGTCAAGATTTGGAAGTTTATCCATTCACCTTCCATCTGATTCAAGGTCTCTTGCATCTTAGTCTTGTTGATTGACCCTGAGCAGATCACAAAGTCTGGT